TGTAAGCCGGGTTCTGTCTTGAACGGCCATCTATCTGGGATGCACGTTGCCATACACCTCAAGCCACCTCTATCGGGAACATGCCGGGCAAGCATATACGTTCCCTTTACACGATGTTGCTCCGGATAGAGTTTACAGGGAAGCCCGGTCTCCCGGCCTTCCGGTGGGCTCTTACCCCACCTTTCCACCCTTGCCGCGAAAAACGCGGTGGTATATCTCTGTTGCACTTGTCCTAAAGTCGCCTTCGGCGGGCGTTACCCGCTATCCTGCCCTTTGGAGCCCGGACTTTCCTCACATACTGCCTTTTGGCATGCACGCGCAAGAGTTAAGCTGTCCTGTATTGCAAGGTCATTTAAAGTCAACGGCTGTATCTTTTCAATTGAAAGTTCACCGACAGGAATTAACCAAGGTTCTCCAGACTCTGTGGTTTCTGTATAGTTTTCAAGTATCTTTCGGCGCTTTACAGGGTCTTGCAATTCTTCACTGTCGCTGTTTATACTGATGATAAGTGATGGTTTCCACTTGCTTTGTAGGAAACCTGATTTTGTTGCGTTAGCCTGCGCTACGTTTTTAATTGTTCCCATGACAAGCGGTGCAAGCCCTACGCCTCGGAAGTATTCATACTTGTGCGGATTTAAAACAAAGTGTAAAACATCATCCGGATCAGTTTCCGTGCCGTTATGCCGCACCATGTATGAGTTAGGCTTACACGTAAAGGAGCAATCGTTAAGGATTGTCAAGTTGTCAATGAACTCTCCTGAGTAGCTCGGTAAAACAACAGCGTTGCCGCTCATACACATATCGGTAACTATCTTGTGTATAAAAGTTTTACGGCACATAAGATTGTTTGGATTAATGTCTATCTTCTTTGACAGCTCGTTTTTTAGCCTTATGTCTCCGTTCTCATTGTTCTGCATGAGCATGATTGTCATGTTTGAAGTAAGGTCCGCAATCTTGTATACACAACGCTTGATTTCCTCGTTGTCTGATAGCCTTGTGTAGCCAGGTAATATTGACTCATTGCCGCCTAAGTAAAAAAACTGAGCAGGAGAAACAGAACGATTTTGCCTTTTGAATGGGTTTCTTATTTTAATCACCACCTTTCACAGCTCACCGTATCGCACATACGGCTATGAGATATTCGGGATCAACTCCTTTCCGCAAAACTTAACTGCTCGGATTGTCCTCATAAATATCATTCCTTTCTTAGCCAAACCAATTACCCAACTTCTTATTGTTTTCCATATCATCGAGCATTCTGACTACTGCGAATACTGCAGCATCGAATACGTCAATTCTTAATGTTTCTTCGACTTTTTCATACTGTATCATGTCGTCTGTTTTTTCTATTGCCCTGACATTCTGAACACAATATTCAAAAGGTTCAGCGTGAAAATAATATAGTTTTCCGTCTTTGGCTTTTTGCTCAATAAATCTAAACCCCTCAGACTTCTTGTAAAAATACTGAGGTTGGTCAACAATATTGAAATGTGCTTTTTTCATTCCGATAAAATACTCTCTGCAGAACTTTCTGTCATGACCAACTTGTCTGATCTTGAATCCTGCATCACGCATTCCGCAATACCAATTTACTACTTCAGCGTGATTGACTGTTGGATTGTTTGACATATCAAGCCACCCATCATCTTTCCATCCAAAGAGCGGTATGTTATCTTCTTCCGCTTTTTGTGTTGCCTTAACAATCGGGAACCAACAGTGCGGAACAATAACAAGAACATCACCAATTAGTCCAACCAATCCCGAAGCAGTAAGGTCGTGAAGTTTTGACAAATCAGATCCACCGTACCATTGGTGCACCAGACCTATGACCTCTTGCATCGTCCAATTATACTGACGATCTGAACGCTGAAATTCTACAACGTCAAAGTAGGCTTTCATTGCCGACGTATAGACATTCAGAGACTTTGCATAAAAGTCTTTGCGCTGTTGCGGATCATTTTGTGCTTGCAAGCTGTCGTTTAAAATGTCGTCCGGTCTGATTGATATTCCATAAGCCGGATTTGCTTGCTCATGCACAATAGGATTTGTGTAATCAACACTTCCGCTCTCATCTGCATCAGCTTCACAAATGAAAATAAAATACTTTTCATCCTCAACTGTTCCGTCAAGGATTTTTTTACAGTACAACAATCTGTTATAACAAAAGCTGTTCATATTGTCGCCGGCTGTTG